GAGTACAAAACCTAAGTTGGCTTTTTAGAGAGCTTTATTTTATTTTTATATTTCTTCGTGAAACAGCCCTATCTGGCGGCGGTGTCCTGCGGAACTGGTTCAGCCTGTCGGCCAGCTTCTGGTCCTTGTCTGGGTACAGGTGGGAATAGGTGTCAAGGGTTGTCTTTACTGATTCGTGCCCCAGGCGGTCAGCTATCTCCAATGGGGTAAAGCCAAGTTCTATCAGCATGCTTGCATGGCTGTGCCGGAGGTCGTGCACCCGGATCGGCGTCAGTCCTGCCTTTTCGGATGCTCGCTTTATTTCCTTTTCCAGGGCGGATTTTGTGAAGTAGAAAATCCGGTCTCCCTTTCCAATCCCATAGAGCTTTGATATATACTCATGGATATTGTCATATAGAAAATCTGGGATAGAGATACACCGCCTGGCTTTGGGAGTCTTTGGTTCCAGAAATAATTCCTCCCCTTTTACTTTTGCAAAATTCTTATTGATATCTATCCGTTTTGTGGGAAGAATGTCTGCAGGGGTGAGCGCCAGCAGCTCCCCGGACCGCATCCCGGTATAAAACAGCATATCAAAAGCCAGTTTTACGGATGATTTCTGGATGGCGCCGGAAAACTGCTCATATTGTTCCTGTGTCCAGATATGCATTTCATCCGCTTTACTTTTTCCCATGCTCCCGGCTGCCTTGCAGGGGTTGGGTGGAAGCTGGTAATGGGACACAGCGTAGTTCATCAGGGCGGAGAGCTGGTTATTGACGGTCTTTAGGTAAGTCTGAGAAAAAGGCTTTCCGTTTTCATCCCGATAGGAAATCAACTCATTCTGCCATTTCCGGATTTTAATGGTGTCAATATCACATACTTTCAGCCTAGCAAAGTAAGGGAGCAGCTTTCCTTCAATGATAAAACGTTTGTTTTCCATTGTGGTAGGCTTTAGACGGTGTTCCATGTCTTCCAGGTAATTTTCTACCAGAGAAGAAAAGAGGATGTCGCTGGTATTGTTCTGCTGGTCAAAGAAGGAACGTTCATATTCCTTTGCTTCACGCTGGGTTTTAAAACCACGTTTGCAGGTGTGCTTATTCTTTCCTGTCCAGTCCGTGTAATTAAATGCGGCATACCACATGGTTTTTCCGTTTTTCAGGGTGTATTTATAGGCTGGCATAATTTGACCTCCGATTTTCATTGTTATATTTTGATGTCATGAATAAGCGGTGCGGATTTTTCTATTTCAAATACTTTTCAGTTAACCTATCAAAATCTGAAGAATATGTTTTATCTTGTAATATTCTATATTTCTTATATTCTTCTATGGCGAGGGAATTAGCTACTTCCCTGGAAACACTTCCAAGGTTTTTCAGCAAATCATATTCATTAAATTGCAAAAAAGAATCTAATTTATCTACCCAATCTTTCATAGCCATTAATTTATTGCGCTTTGCTTGGTTCTCAGCATAATCAAGATACATATTGACAATATCGTTTAGATTAGACAGTTCTTCTTTTGAAAGATAATTTTTAGATATTGTTACATCTGATTTTAGGATTTTGCCATCTGGGGCGTTTTTCCATGTCTTGAGTCCCATATGCTCTGTGGAATCATCAACTCTTTGGTGAATGATTTCAGGAGCAGTTTGTCCAGTAATAGCGAAAATGAGTTTATTCTGCACGGTCTTGAAAAATGTTCTTGTAAGCTCGCTTTTAGGATCATAGTCATAACTGCATTGTGCGTAGATGTCAGTTATTTTTTGATAAAAACGTCGTTCACTTGCACGGATTTCTTTTATGCGCTCCAGTAATTCGTCAAAGTAGTCTTTCCCAAATTTTGTGCCATTTTTGAGCATATCGTCGTTTAGAATGAATCCTTTTATCATATATTCTTTTAAGGTGGCTGTTGCCCATTGCCGAAATTTCGTGGCTTGTACTGAATTAACTCGGTATCCGACTGAAATAATGGCATCTAGGTTATAGTATTGTGTATTATATTTTTTTCCATCGGAAGCAGTATGTGCAAAAATTGCACATACTGAATCTTTATCCAATTCACCATCTTTAAAAATATTAGATAAATGCTTTGTTATTACGCTTCGATCAACTTGGAATAATTCTCCTATGGCTTTTTGGGTTAGCCAGAAAGTTTCATTGTGAAAGAATACAGAAACATTTATATTTCCATTTTCAGTTTGATACAAAACAACTTCTTTTTCGGGAGCCTCTTCTGAAGTGGCATGGGAATCGGCTTTTGGTTCCTGCGGTAAGTTTTTGTGAAGAATTTTTTGAGCAAAGGCATTCAATTGTAAATTGAAATCGTCCATTTATAAAATCTCCTTTTGATATGTATATTTTATAAGCGGCATACCACATGGTTTTCCCGTTTTTTAGGGTATATTTGTAGGCTAGCATGGTTCCTCCTATATGTATTGCTAGATTGCCTGCTGTTTTACGAAACCGACAATGTCGCTATTGGACTGCATGATGTTCTCGTCAGGTTCCATTTCAGCGATCGACATCCAATGATACGTTTTACCGTCAATACAAAAAGAGTCCTGTGTGATTTCTGGATTGCCTTTAATTTGAAATCTGTAGAACCGATGAAGGTATACTTTTTCTTTTTGTGAGGAAACAGAGTACTTGGAATGGAGTTTTTGAAATAGGAAACAACCGTTTTCGGTTGTTGTCTTTAATTCCATCCGAATATGATGTTGTATATTGGATATGTTTTCTTCCTCACTTGCAGAAATAGTGTGATAGTTGGGAAAAAGGCGGCAATGCCATCTTGGGTCGTCATATACGAGAAAGCGGTTTGAATTTTTATTAAAATCATCTTTGATTAAAATAATAGAAAGCGGATGCTTTTCCATTTCGTTGATTTCCTCCAATAGTTCTAAAAGTTTGTGCCTGTTAAAGTCTGAGTATTTCCAGGAACGGTATAAGTGATAAGTTCCCCACATAAGGTACAGTATTGCGATAACAATGAGTGTTATTTGCAACCATTTTACGCTATGAAAATCTGAAAGAGCAATAGTTATGAAAAAACCGATTCCAGCAATAATGGAATCAAGTCCATCCAGCTTTTGTGGGCCGATGAACTCTCTGTACTCAGAGAAAATTAATTTTATGCGTTCTATATCTAATAGCAGCTTCATTTTTTTGTGTTTTCAGTCCTTTCCGTTTGTATTGCCTACCGCTAGGGCTGTAGACGGATAGGGTTCACATAATTATTTTATAGAAAATGTTGAAAAGTTGCAATAATATGTTATAATGTACTTAACAAGGTAGCCGGAAGGTGAATGCGCCTCACCTGCTCTGGCGAATTAAGACGTTAAAAATAGCTGTCCAATCGGCCAAGATTTAAGGACGGCTATTTTTTATGGTTGACATAATCTAAAATGGCCACAATCAGTTCTAAAATTTGTTAGACGTCTGATGAATTAATCAATATTCTTAAATAAACCGCCTCCAACACTAATAGACATCTTTGGAGTATTGGTCTGTGATGAGGTTTTATAGCCGCTGACCTCGATTTCTCCAGAGGTTCTGTTGAATTTAACTCCTATGTTCATGTTTTCGGTCACATCTATGTCTGTCTGGGTTTTTCTCATTCCTGAAGAAAATAGTAAAGTATGTGCACCAGTGGTTAAGGGGATAGTTATGCTGCTGTTATTTTCTATATTGTACTCACCTACAGAATCCACAATAATTTTTATTTTTGGATTTATCAGAAACTTTTGTTTTTCTCTTGTGACTATGATATCGTAGGTTCCACGGTCTTCTCTCCTTAATGGCATACCGCAATTTGGACATGTAGCTGCCTTGTCTGAAATTTATTTCCCGCATTCTGGGCATTTGATTAAACTCATTTGTTTTTCCTCCTAAATATAATTTTTATTGAAAGTCAAAAAAGATTGACTTATTTATCTGTATAATAAAATGATTTATATGTGCTGTTGTAGCTGATTCAAAAAATTACCATTCCATAAAAGAACTCCCAAGGAATCCGCCAATTCCTTGGCAGAATCGGTAAATTCATTATTTGTAAGAACTGCCCCTATTTGGCATTTATAAAAATCCTTTCCGGAATAAGCTTCCTGTACAACAGAATTTCCTACACGGCTGGAATATAATTTGCACTGGATTCCATATTTGACATTTTCTTTAAATGCAATGATGTCAATTCCTTGGTCACCACTGTCCTTGGTTACACTGACAGAAGTAAAACCATTTAACGATAATAGGTGGGCACAATATTTTTCAAAATCATATCCAGTCATATTTAAATTTGAAATTTCGGACGGTATAGCACTGAGCTGATTGGCTGTAAGGGTTTCCAAGGTTTTACGATGCAGTTCTTCCAAAAAAAACGAGATTTTCAGAATTGAGTGATTTATTGTCTTTCATTTCAAAATACATTTTATCCAATTTATTTAGTTTTCCCTTTGTAGTTTTTAATCCTTCAAGTTCATGTGTAATGTTGCGTTCGATAGCTTGATTAATAATTGTAATCTTATTTTTTTGGATATAGTCCTTTGTATTTGACAGAGGTTCTTTTGGTTTGTAGCCAGCGGCAACGAGTTCTTCATTTGTATAAACGTTCAGCTTATCAATCGTGTTGCAAGCCATCTTGATTCGGTTAATTACTGTACCCACGCTATTTGAATTGTTCATTAATTCCGTGCTTTCAAATAAAATATCCATTTGCCTTTTTATTGTTTCATTTTTTAGTTCTTGAGACATATGTGTATTTGATGAATTGATGCTGGGAGATTTTAGTTTTTCATCTCTGCTTTTTTCTAATACAGAGATAATATAACCAATAAATAAAACTGACGCTAAAATAGCCGCTATTATGATAATAGTATGAAACTTTTCCCATATGTAAGATAGTATTGAAAATAGTATACAAAGCATAATTATCGTTGTTATAAAAGGTGGCTTTTGATTAGATTGTTTTTTCATTTGTCTCCTTTATTATCCCTTCGGTACCACTCGAAGGGAACTATTTTACCGAATTAGTTGTTCTAGTCTTTTTTAAAGGTGCATCCGCTGCAACGGATTCATCAATCATTCTTTTTATGTAACCTTTCAATTCATACTGTTTTTCCGGTGGAAGCTGATAAATGAGGGATAGCCATTCCGAGTTATCAGCTGCAATGAAAGTTGCAGGAGCTGCTTTGCCTGTGAGCAGGTATTCATAGGATACTCCCAAAAATTCGCATATAGGTACGATTGCTCTTGAAGATGGATTCCTATTTGGCTCTTTCCAACCGTTAATTGTACTAGGCTTTGTCCCAAGATATTGGGCTAATTCTTTTTGCGTCAGATTTTTTTCTAGCAATAACTCTAATACTCTGTTACCTATCGTCATAATAATTTCTCCAGAAAACACCCATATGAGTAAAAAGGTTGATGACATATACGTATATAGGTATTACACTAACAATGTAAAACAACAAGTTACAATAATTCGCCGGCGGCAACCGGAGAAAGGAGTGTGGTATTACTTATTAATTTCAGGATTATCTGTCCTTCCAAGCAAGTAGTCAACGGAACAGTCCAGGTAGTCAGCGATTTTGTGTATTTTATCAACAGAAGGAATTTGCCCTTTTTTCATATTGTCAAACACGCTTTTGTTGAGACCTGTGTTGATGAGGAGTTTATTTTTGGACAGACCCATTTTTTAGCAATAGATATAATTCGTTCTTCAATAATTTGTAAATTGTACACAAAAACACCACCAATCAGTTGTTAAATAGTCACAAACTTCCGTGAATATGCGGAAAAATAATTGATTTCCGTGGATTCACGGATTACAATAACAATATGTAATAACAAGTTGCAATAAACAGTTAAATCAAATATGGCAGGAGTTTTTGGAAGCCCAGCTGACAGCTTGCTTCTGGCGGCTGGGACAACCCCCACAGTTTTTTACCCTGCGTCCACACCGTATGCCCATAAATCGTTCTGGTTTCCAAACTAACCTGATTTTGGCATAGCTGCCCTTAAGCAAGTCGGGGTGTTTCAACGGACGGTATCACTTTTGCAGTTGTGGTTCTGCATGTAAGTTTTAGCCCAATCAGCAGATACCACAGGATGTTATGGGCGAATTATACCGGCATACCCACATTGCGGCCGGAAACCTGCAACAGGGAACGGGGCTTCTCAAAAATTATTTTAACATATTATTGCAACTTGTTAAAGATAAAACTAACAGGAAAGGAGAATTGTATGAGCAAAACGATTACACCCTGGGGCAGGCAGTGTAAAGCACAGTTAGCAATCAAGGGAATCTCTTTAACTGGGCTGTCAGATGCTACGGGTTTATCCAGAACCTATCTGTCTGCCATTATAAACGGCAGGATAACAGCACCCAGAGAAACAATTAATAAAATTAACCATGCGCTTGACATACAGCAGGAAGCTAACGCCTGTTTGTAAGTGGGATGGGAAAGGTTCTTTAAAAAAATTATAACCAGAAAAGGAAGTGGAATAAATGGGAAGGCGTCCTACGAAAGCAGCAAATAACCCATTCTGTAAAGCCAGGATAGATGCGGCAAAATACAATGACAGCCTATTTTCAAAAGAAAAAGCGGCGGAATTTCTGGGAATATCTGTTTCGACCTTATCAGATTATGAACTTGGCGTCACAAAAACAGTGCCGCCGGATATGGTTTTAAAGATGGCGGATCTATATAATGCCCCGGAACTGGAGAACTATTATTGTACAAATGTGTGTCCTCTGGGTGGAGATATGACAAAGGTGGATATCGTGGAGGACGGAACAATAGATGAATCAGAAAAAGCAGACTTGCAACGGGTGCTTTCAAACTTGGAAGAGCTTGAACAGATAGCATGTAGCCTGAAATTATGGGTAAAGAAAAATCTCTGAGCAGATGGAAAAATTGGGGAGGAGGAATTGTATGAGTACATTGGCAGCAGCGCCGGGAGTTGTAAGGAAGAGCACACGGATATTTGTTACCCAGGAAGATGTTTCCACACTTCTGGGATGCGGGAAAAGCAAGGCATATGACATTGTCCGTGATGTGAACAAGTCGGCAAAGAAAAGTGGAAACCAGCCGTTTCCCGCAGGAAAAGCAAATAAATATCTTTTTGCAGAGATTTACTGTATTCCTATTGAGGAAGTGGACAGGGTAATCAGCAAAGAATAGGACAATATGAAGTGACCCCACATTTGTAGCAACGTGGATTTACCTGTATACTAGAGTTTGTT